CCCGTCGTCGAACTGGAACGACGCGATGCGCGCGTCGGTGTCGGGATGCTGGGCGTAGACATATGGCCCCTGCTTCGTCAGATCGACCGGGCTGATCGTCTCGAAATCAAGTCGGAGCAGGGTCATTTCCGACCCTTCCGCTTCTTCCATTTCCAATGGACGTGTTCGGTGCGCTCCAGATGCGTGCCGTTGACGTGGTGGCGGTCATGGCGGTGCATCTGGGCGGGGCCGGGCTTTTCGGGCGTGACCGTGACCAGCTTCGGCCCGTCGAACACCAGCCACAGCCCGCCGACTTCCGCGTGCATCACGCCGGCCCGGGCGAACGGCTCCGCGATCTCGGCCAGCAACCCGCGGAAATGGTCCATGTCGATGTCGTGCGCCCGCTCCAGCCACCGGACCAGCGCATGGTCCGTGACGATTGCCCTTGTCATCCGAATACCCCCTGATCGCGTGACGAAAGTGACACTTCGGTCAGTCGAAAACCGTCGACGGTCCTTGTGTCGAGATACGCTTCGATGAAGGTTTGCGCGGCTTGCGCGACGATCGCATTGCCGTAGGCGCGCAGTCGTCCCACTCGGGCGGCAGCCCCATGAGCCAGCGGGAATGTGCCGGGTTCAACTGGCCGCCACATTCCATCCCGGCAGAAGAGCCAGTCAGCATCTCGCCAGTGACCGTTAGTCGGGCCGGTTGCGGGCTGTCCCGAAGAAGTTGCGCGAAGTCGTGCAGATCGTTCGAGCGTTTCGGGTTCAGCGCCCGTGCTGCCTGGCCGCCACCTGACCCGTCCGAACTCTGCGGTGTCGGCCAGCCTGCCAGATTGGCCTGCCTCGGCAACTGGTCGAACCGATCCTTGCCCGTGTCCGATCTCGGCACGATGTCCGCCCCGCTGTCCTTCCAGTCGCGCGTCGTCGTCGTCGTCACCCACCCGGCCAGTTGGCAGTCGATCCCTAGTTCCGACGACGCGTTCGGTCTCGCCAAGAAGCGGTCTGCCGCTTCCGCGGAACGCCTCGCCATCTGATCGTCTCTCGCCTTCGGGGTCGGCCAGCCGCTCATCGCCGCATCCGCCGGCAGCGCCCCGCCCGCTTGGTTCGGCCCGCCGTTCGAGCCGTCCGTCGCCCTCGGCGTGCTCCAACCTTTCTCCGACCCACCAGAGCCGCTGTCTGATATGCGGCGCGCCGACGCCCGCAGCGCAGAGATCGACCGCCCGGCTGGCGTAGCCCGTTCCTTCCAGGTCAGCTTGTACAAGGTCGAGCCAACCAAGGCCGTCTTTGCTTGCAACCTGCTCACCAAGGACGACAGCGGGTCGGCACTGTTCGATGAGCCAGTGGAAGGCAGGCCATAGGTGCCGCTCGTCAGCAAACCCTGCTCCTTTGCCTGCTGCGCTGAAAGGCTGGCATGGGCAAGATCCGGTCCAGATGGGTCGGTCGTCGGGCCATCCGGCTCGCCGAAGAGCGAGCGACCAGACGCCGATCCCGGCGAAGAAATGACATTGCGTGTATCCGCGAATATCGCCCGGGCTGACATCCTCGATGCTCCTTTCGTCGACGTCGCCCGGCGCGATGTGGCCCGCGGCGATCAGATTGCGCAGCCACTGCGCGGCGTAGGGGTCGAACTCGTTGTAGTAAGCACGCGGAAGGTTCGTCATCCGGCCCCTCCTGTCGTGGCGTTCAAAGCGTCGACGATCTTCTGCGCGTCGTCACGATCGCGGCAGAACGCGATGGCCCGAGCGTCGATGTGACCGCGCAACCGGTCGAAGACGAGATAGCCTTCGGCGGTCAGCGTGACGTATTCTGTCTCGCTCTCGTGTTCCAGATATTCGCCGTCACGATCGACGACATCGGTCCTGTGCTTGACTTCGGCCTCGCCGCAATCGAGGTTTCCCGGCTCGTAAGAATAGCGTTTCATTCGAACACGCTCCCAATGGTTGGCTGCTGGCGCACCGGCCCGGACGCGCCGGGACGCAGCCCCAGCACTTTCTCGAGCGCGGTCAGGGCGTCGGGCGCCATTTCGCAGCGGAAGGATTTCCCGTCGTCGGACAGATTGGCCTGGTAGCCTTCCGACGCCGGGAAAACGGACAGGCGGAAGCCGCGATTGCGCGCGGCGTCCGTGATGGCTTCTTCGAGGGTCACGCGAACACCCCCGCAGTCTGCTTGGCGGGCAAACCCTTCTTCAGCGCGGCGGCCACGCATTTGACCTGGAACTTCGCGTCGTCGAGCGCGTCGTGATGGACGCCGACGCGGTTCATGGTGCGCACGTCAAGGTCGAACAGGTGGATCACCGTTCGCATGTCGCGGACGTTCCAGAACTTCCACGGCGCGGCGATGCCCAGCTTCCGGCACACGGCCTCCCACAGGGTGACGTCGAACGTCGCGCCGTTGCCCCACACGAACTCGCAGCCGCTGCGCATGAACCAGGAATTGAACTCCGTCACGACGGCCGTGACGGGCTTCGGCTCCTTGGTTACGCGGTCTTGCGCCTCCTTCGACTGCTTCGTCCACCACTCGACCGTTTGCGGGTCTTCCAGCAGGCCAAGTTCCCGGCAACTGGCCGCCGAGATGTTGCGGTGGAAGGTGGTGCCGATCGAGCCGTCCAGTTCGAACTGGACGGCGCCCACCGATATGACTGAAGCGCCGGGGAACGTGCCGAGCGTTTCGAGATCGAGCATAGCGTGCTTCACGACAGCCCCTCCTTTTCGATGAACCAGTCCGCGACGATCAGGTCGGTGTCGCCCACGTCGAGCGCGTCGCCTTCGAGGCAGACGCTGCGCGGGATCCAGACCTCGCGATCACCAAGATCCACCAGGACGGCGGCATCCGTCGCCCTGGTGATCTCGGCTTCGATCGTCGATTGGCCGAAGCCGCGGCGCTTCATCCGAACACGCCGACCATGCCGAGAGCGTCGGCATAAAGAGACAGGATCGCTGCCTCTTCCTGCCGCTCGGCCTGGTCCTTCTTGCGCAACCGGACGATCGTGCGCACGGCCTTGGTGTCGAAGCCGGCCCCCTTCAACTCCGCGTAGATTTCGCGGATATCGTCAGCGATCGTCTTCTTCTCTTCCTCCAGCCGTTCGATGCGCTCGATGAAAGCGCGCAGCTGCCCGGCCGCCACGGTCTGCGCGGTCTCGGCAACGGCGTCGTCGGTCTCGCCGCTGTTGTGGCCGATGCCCTTGCTCGCCCCGGTCATCACAGCAACTCCCGCTCGATGCGATCCAGCGCGGCGCTTGCGCTGGCCAGCCCCTCGCGGGTCGCGGACAGACGCTCGCGCATCTGGCCGAACTCGCCGACGACCGGAGCGTTAACTTCCGATCCGGTGTCGCCAGCCGACGGCACGGGACCGCACAGACGGTCAGCCATGTCCATGATGCGGGCGACGAGGTTGCTGGCCTGACCACAGGTCTCGTGGACGTCCTGCGGCAGCGTCTGGCGGGTGAGTTGCGCAGACTTGCCGCCGATTACCGCGCCGCTGACGGGCCGGTTCTTCAGGCCGATGCTGCGACCCACCACGTCGTCCAGATCGCGCTTCATGGCGGCAAAGCTCGCCGTTTCGTTTTCGTAGGTCATTGTCGTCTCCTGTTGGTTGGGCGTCACGCGCGGACCATTCCGCGCGTGACAAAAGTGACAGTCAGGTCAGCCGAAAAGGCCGCCGGCGCCCGCTCCGCTCTTCGTCTCTTCGGGCGCGTCGCCGGTGTCTTCGATCTTCTCGTAGAACTCGTTCGGGTCGACGCCGCCAGCACTGCCCAGCCGCTCGCCGTCGCGCAGCTTCTGGAAGTAGTTGATGCCGAACGACACGCCGTCGCCGTTCTGCGCATTGTGCCACGCGAATGCGTTCAGCACCGCGAAGCCGTAGCAGCCCGAGTAGACTTCGTCCTGCGTCGCCTGCACGTTTGGATCCTTGTAGCGGATCGGGATCGCGTTGTTCGACGTAGGCCGGATGAAGAACACGTCCGGCCCCATGCCAGGATGCAGTTCGCCGGTCGCCTTGGCCCGCGCTTCTTTTCCATCCCCTGCGAGGAAGGGCGACTTGATAAGGCCCTGTTTGGCCCGCTCGATACCCTTCTCGCCCCATTCGGCGACGATGACCTTGGCGACTTCCGCCTCCAGGGCGGCACGATGCTCCTTCGCAAAGATCAGCGTGCAGCCCCACTTCTCGACGCCCTGGTCGTTCTTGCGGGGCCTGAACAGGTCTTGCCCGAACGACAGCCGACAGTCCGGTGCGCGAAAATTCTCGCCACGGGCCATTTTCTTGTTCGATGCCATTTCCGTATCTCCGTTTCAGTCTTGCGGTTCAAAGTAAGTTTCGGCCTTCGGCTTCGCCGGCGGTCGGGTAGTGCGGGCCTGGCTGACCAAATTGGTCCCTGTGATCGGCCTCTCCCACAGGTCTTCGACCAGAGACTTCCGCTTCGCACCCAGCACCTTCTCAAGCTGGGCAACGGAACGGAGCTTCCGCTCGTAGATTTCGTCTTCCGACAAGCCGATCTCCGGTGACAAAAGTGACACCGCAGTCGCAGCTTCGTCGGCCTTCCATTTCCGGTTCCCGATCTTCTCGGCCAGCTGGTAGCCGGGGATCGTGACGCCGTTTTCGGCCTGCGTGTGGGCGTAGGCGCGAACCGCCTTCACCCATGCTTCGAGCATGTCCAGCATGTCGAGCGTTTCGGCCAGCTTTTCCGGCGACATCTCGTTCGGCAGATTGCCGATCTTGGCCTCGCCGGTTTCCGGCTCGAACCAGACGGCCGCCACCGCCAGCGCTTTCTTCCGAAGGGCGGGGCATGTCGCTTCCGCCGGGCAGAAGGTGCATTTGCCCGGACGCAGCCACTCGTCGGCCCATTCGTCCATCAGGACGCTGTTGGTTTTCGCCTTCTCGTAGGCGTCCATGGCGGCTTTCGACCGGCCCATGGCCTTCAGCAGATCGGCGGTCCAGGCGATCAGGTCGGCGACATGGAACGTCTCCGAGCGGATGCGCCCGTCCTTGTGCGCGGCGCGCGGCTGAACGATCGTGACCGTGACGGTGTCGACGTCCAAATCCTGATGCGCCAGCAGAGCGCCCAAGGCGTAGGTCCGAAGCTGCGGATTTTCCTTCGCATCGACGACGCCGCGGCCGTTCTTGAAGTCGATGATTTCCAGGTTCTTGTGAACGGCGCTGAAGAGGATAAAATCTCCAGTGCCGCCCGCCTCGAATGGAGGGTTCAGCGCTTCGAGCGAGAACCGTTCTTCCAACCAGTGCTGGTGCTCGCCGGTCTCTACGCCGCCGAGAGCCTTCATCCGGTCACGGCAGTAGTCGATGTACTCCTGCGCCGAGTTGACCAAATCCTCGTCGACGGTGATGTCGTGGTCTTTCGTCTTTTCGACCGTGCCGAGATAATCGACCGCATCGCCGCCGTTGCGAAGGCACCGTTCGGCGATCTGGTGCCCAGCGGTTCCGGTGTCGGCGAAGATCGACGACTTCTGCGGCGGGGCGAGAAGCGAAAGCGTCAGCGCGCCGGGACAGTAGACGTTACGGGCGGTCGCCGACGCACTCCACACCGCATGACTTCGTTGTCCGTGGTCGGTCATTCCGTCCTCCCAAACTCTCCGTGAAGACACCGCGACGCCGCCACGTAAGCCTGATGCGCCGCCTCGGGCGAACGGAATTGGCCTAGGTAGTGGTTGCGGCCTTCGCGCTTGATCTGCGCCTGCCACATCTGACACTTTTTGTGCCAAACGACGCCCTTGTAGCCGGACGTGTTATTCGCCGGCTTGGCGCGATTGAAGTGGTTCTGTGAATGCGTCGCCGCCCGCAAGTTCCGCCATTTATTGTTCGACGGGTCGCGGTCTCGATGATCGACGTCATTAACGGGCCACTCACCAGTGACGTACAGCCAAGCAAGCCGATGTTCGAGGTAGATGCGCCCGTCGATACCGATCAGCCGATAGCCGTCCTCGCGGGAGAAGCCCGCCCGGTCGCCAGCAGCCGCGCGGCTACTGGCGCGAACGCGCCAAGTGAACACGCCGGTTGCGCGGTCGTAGTGCAACAACTCGCGCAACCGGGCCGCCGTGAGGGTCACTTCGCCCTCCCGTACGGATCGGTCGCGATGGCCTGCTCGATCGCGGCGACGGCCCGTGCGTAACCGTCTTCCGGCACTTGGCTCAGCTTCGTCACTTCCGGCCCGAACAGGTCAGCGAACAGCACCGGCATGTCGGCCAGCGTGTGCGTCATCTTGGCCTGTTCGCGCGTGCCGTCGTACTTGTCGCCGTAGCGCATCATCGCCTCGACCAAGTCGGCCTTGGTCTTCGGGGCCAGCTTCTCTTCGGCCTTCGCCCGCTGCTCGGCGTTGACGTCTTCGGTGACGTCGCCCTGCATCCGCGCGATGGCCGCCTCGATACCGGCGTCGTCAAGTTCGTGGATCGGAGCGCCGATCAGCCCGCCTTCCTGGCACAGCTTCACGGCTGCCGGCATCCCGTGCTTCTTCTGGTAGTCGCCCAGCAGACGCCGCAGCACATCGATCGGCGCCAACCCTGTCTTGGCCGTCTCGGCCGCTTCGTCGGCGGCGTCCTGCTCGTCCTCGGGGCCGATGCGCTCTTCGCCGGTCGAGATGGCCGGGGTGTCGGCGATCTGCTTGTCGGCGTTGTCCAGCCCTTCCAGATCACGCTTCGACGCGGCGCGACCGTACTGCGCGATCACGCCGTTCAGCTTGTCGAGCGGAATGCCCTTTTCAGCCGCCAGCTTCTCGAACTCGTCGTCCTCGGCCTTCTCCGCGCTGTTGCGGCGCTTGTTGCCGTCGGACGGCGAGCCGACCGGGCGCTTGTCCAGCGCCGGGGTCCGCTTCGGCTCGCCGTCCGGTTCCGCCGTTGCCGCCGGTTCGGCCTGCACGACCGTCTCGGTCGCGTCGGCACCGCGCATGGCCGTGCCGAGACCGTCGTAGCGGTCGGCGGCCGCTTCGGCCTTCTTCAGCTCGTCGCGCGTGGCGGTGCCCGGCCGATAGAAGCCAAGACCGGCCAGCGCGCGTTCGATCTGCGCGCCCATGTCGCCGCGGTCGGGGTGGGCTTCGATTTCAATTCTGATGGTCATTTCTTCTTCCTTCTCGAAGGGGTTTCGGCCTTCACCGGAACCGGGTTGATGGCCCAATCGCGGATGTTCGCGAGCGGGATGCCGAACGACTGGTCCTTGTTCCAAAGGGACAGGACGCCGTTCACATTGGCCTCGCGGGCGAGATACCCGCCGATGCTTGGGCCGGCGCTGATGCGGTAGACCCGCACTTCGCCGTCGTTGAACGTGACGGTGATATCCGCCGCGTCCTTGTAGTACTCGGTCGTCATTTCAGTACCTCGCGTATCGCGGACCATTTCCGCATGAGAACAGTCTGGAGGGCGTCGTCGATCGAGCCGTCCAGAGTTGCCACGCGCACAAGCGGACGTTGCTTCTGCCCGTAGTTCGTGACGCGGAAAGCCATCTGAGCCATGTCCTTCGGCACGAATGAGCTTTCCACGAAAATGAGATTGGAGGCCGACGACAGGTCGATCGCCTCACCGGCGGCCTGGATCTGCGCCAGGAACACCCGGCATTTCGGATCGCGCAGAAACCGCTGTTCGTTGGCGCTGCGGGCCTTGGCGGGCGTTGAGCCGTCGATGCCGGTCACGCCGTATTTCTCCAGCCCGGCCAGCAGCGCCGCGCCGACATCGGTGTGCCAGTACGCCAGCACGACCTTGTCGAGCGCGCCGTCCAGTTCTTCCTTGACCGCATCGACGACCAGCCCGGCCTTGATCTCGCCGGTGAGGCGGCGCAGCGGCCCCATGTGCATTTCTAGCGCCTTGCGGTCGCCGGACTTCGCGGCGGCCAGAATGAGCGCGCCCTTCTTCTGGTCGCGGATTTCCGCCGGCAGCGCCGTCGGGGCGATCAGCGGCATCGTCTCGTATTCCGGCGCCAGGATGCCGACGTCCTGCTGCGTGCGTTGCAGGAAGGTGCCGTCGATGCGGGCGTTCAGTTCGTCGAGATTGATGCCTTCGACGAAGACGTCGATATATTTCGCGTAGTAGCCGTGGCCGACCTTCATCGGGCGCGTCTTGCAGTAGCGCTTCATAAAGGCCGGGAACGTCGTCACGTCGGTCGGCCCGAACGCCGTCGTCAACCGCTCGCGGAACAGGGCGCGCAGCATCGGGTAGGCGTCAGCCGGGCTGTTCGGCAGCGGTGTGCCGGTCAGCGGCCACATCGTGCCCGTGACGTTGGTCAGCGCGATCGTCTTGTTCAGCACTGCGCCGTCGTCGACCAGAGAGCCGTACAGGGCCTGCGTGCGCTTCGCCTCGAAGTTCTTCGCCGCGTGGGCCTCGTCCGGGATGATTATGTCCCAACGGCGCTTCAGCAGCTCGGCGCGCATCTTGGGCTGCGTCAGCGCGCTCCAGCCGACGATGGCGACGGGGATTTTCGGGTCCAGCTTCTTGCCGCCCGTCAGCACCTGGACCGGGCGCTCATACGCCGACCATGCCGGGAAGCCGGCCTTCCATACGCCACGCCCGGACGCCGTGGTGACGACCAGAATGGTCTCGGCCATGCGGTAGTCGGCGGCGATGATGGACGTGCCTGTCTTTCCCACTCTGGGAAGATCCGCCAGCAGCGCGTAGTCGCGCTCGGCAAGAAAACGGGCGCCCGACAGTTGCGTCGGCTTGGGGGTCATCGCGGTCATGCGAACACCCCGACAGGTGACAAAAGTGACACTTCGTGCAAGCCAAGGCGCTCGCGAGCGAGATCAGCATAGGCCGGGTTTAGCTCCAGCAATATCGCGTGTCGGCCATGTTGCGCGGCGGCCAGCCCGGTCGTGCCGGCACCGCCGAAAGGGTCAAGCACCGTGCCGCCGACCGGACAGCCCGCCAACACGCACGGCTCGACTACGCGCTGCGAGAATGTCGCGCCGTGACCGCTGATGCCGACCGGAGGGATGTGCCAAACAGAGCCTCGGGCGAAGTCCGGCAAATCGAAGCGATCGAAGTGATACCGTTTCGATTTGCTCAAAAGGAATATCTGCTCATGCCGTACGGGTAGCCGATCAACTGACGGTTCCGGTTTGCCGAAATTCTTGGACCAGATGATCTCTTGGCGCAGATACCAACCATCGCTGCGCAACGCGAAAGCGACCAACCACGGGATACCGAAAGCGTCCTTTTCCTTTAGCCCGCCGACAGTCACAGTGTGGCGGGTCAGGCCCGCCTTGGTCGCTTCGGCCCATGTCATCTCTGAGAAGCCGTTCAGCGACGGTTGATGGCTTGTGGATCGAATACGGCGCCGGTTGTTCGCCGTGTCGCCCAGGTTCAGCCACAGCGTCCCGTCATCACGCAGCACACGGCGGGCTTCGCGGAACACCGCGACCAACTTGGCCACATATTCGTCAGGCGTCTGTTCCAGCCCGATCTGACCGTCGACGCCATAGTCGCGAAGGCCGAAGTACGGCGGCGACGTGACGATGCAATGCACCGACTGGTCGGGCATTTCGCGGAGAAGATCGCGGCAGTCGCCAACGTGAATGTCGATTGCCGAAGCGGGTTTGGTCGTCAAGGTGGCTCTCCAGCCCAGGTCGTTCATCCGGTTCTGTCGCGTGCCAACGTGACAGAAGTTACAAACAGGTCAAGTCAAATCGGCGCGTTGTCCGCCGTCGCGTCGAACCCGCACGCCGCATAGCCGGCGACGTCGGTCCAACTGTCGGGATGGTTGGGCTGGTTCTCCAGCCGGGCGATCTTCATCAGCACCATCATCATCGCGACGTCGGCCGAGTTCAGTGCGGGCGCGCTGCCGAAGCGGTTCAGCAGGTGCATCTTCCAGAGCCGGGCGATGCGCGCGAAATTGTCCTCGACGCCGCCATACGGCACGCCGCGATCCGCGACGGTCTTGATCGCTGCTTCCAGAAGCTCGCGCTTGCGGTTGCCCGGCTGGCCGCGGAGCGCTTTCGCTATCTCGGCCGCCGCTTCGGCTCTGCTGTACAGCGTCATTCGAACACGCTCCCGATCTGGCGCACCCGAGCCACAAAGGCCGGGGCTTCGTGGTAGATTTTGCGCACGCGGCCGTCGACGATCTGCGCGTCGTCGACCCACACGATCATGTTCAGCGCATCGACCGTCTTGGCGAAATTGTCCCAATCGGGCTTCTTCGTCGGGCGGATCGTGCCCGCCAGCGCGGCGTCGCGCCAGCGCTTGGGCTTCGACAGCGGCACCGGCATCCGGATTTCGATCTCGACCTCCAGCGGCCCGTCCAGCGGCGCCCGTCCGGCCATCGCCAGCTGCGCCGCGATCGCCAGGCGGTCCTCGAAGCGCACCGTCTTTTCCGGCGTGAAGGCCCGGCCCGTCGCCTTGACGAAGCGCGGCCTTCCCTTGCCGACCGGAACGCCGGCCAGTTCGATCTCGATCACGACCGCGCCCTCCGCGCGTTCTGCCGGATGCCGTAGGTTGAGATCGCATCGGTGCAGCGGGCCTTCAGCGCATCGCTGTCGGTGTATTCGCGCAGCACGTCGAGTTCTTCCAACTCGTCACTGATACCGTCGCCCCGCGCGCACGCAGCCTTGATGTCGCCCATCAGGCGCCAGAACATGCGCGCTTCATTCTCCATCGCCGTTGCCTTCGTCCTCGCCCGCATCGCTATTCCTCCCTCGCCACCAGATACTTCACCACGCTCACCGGCGCTCCCGTCTCGATTTCTTTGATCGCGATCAGGACCGGCAACCACGTTCCAGGCACGCTTTCGCGCGACCACCACTTCTCCACGGCGGCCAGCGTAACGGGGAAGCCGTATTGGCCCATGACCGTCTGTGTGTGCTGCGCGGTGTGGAAATTCTCTACTAGGAATTTTTTCCCGTCAAACATGATTTGCCCGCTCGACCTGTCCGTTTTGTCACGTTTGTCTGTTAACTAACGCTACAAAATGTCCTTTGTCAACCCTCCACCCGGACATTTTGTATTGACTGTAACGCTATCCGGGGCTACAAACGTATTACAAAGCCGCACGGGGCGGCGGGTAATAAAAAGGGTGAACGAAATGGCGAAGAACGTACTGACCAGCAACGAGCCGAGCCGGGCGGCCAGTCCGCCGGAAGTCGACAAGAAAGCTTTCGGGCGGCGTCTGCACCAGCTGATGCTCGAAAAGAACATGAGGCAATCGGACCTGGCCCGGGCCGCCGGCATGGACCGTATGCGCATATCCAGCTACGTGAACGGGCACTCGTTGCCGACGCCGCTGTTCCTGAAGAAGCTGGCGGAAGCGCTGAACATCGATCCGAACGAACTCCTGCCCGGCGCGATGCCGACGGCAGCCCCGCTCTACAGCACCGCGGTCTCGCCGGACGGCCGGAAGATGCGCCTGGTCGCCGACGTGTGGGTTCCGACGCCGGTCGGCGCGCAGATCGTGCAGCTCCTGTCCGAAAATGCGACTGCTAACAGAGACTGAGACCGCCGAGAAGCTGCGCTGCTCGCCCTCGAAGGTGAAGCGGCTGCGGCGCGAAGGAAAGCTGGCCTTCCTGCCTGGGCGGCCCGTCCTGATCCGTGAAGACGACCTGAAAGCCTATGTGGAGAACCATCTATGTCCGGCTCTGCCCCTTACCTCAAGCGCGCGGCTAGCGGCGTCTACTACGTCCACTGGACGGAAAACCGCGTCGGAAAGCGCGTCAGCACGCGCGCGAAAGATATGGCTGAAGCGAAAGCATTTCTCGGAACGTGGCTCCTGATGGACCACGAAGCCCCGGTCATGGCCGGGGCGAACCTGGCCTTGGCCGACGTGTGGGCCGTTTACCGGAAGAAGCACGTCGAGAAGAAGGTCGCTAACACCTACAACGCCGACCTGGCGTGGAAGCAGATGGAAGGGTTTTTCGGCGCGAAGCCGGTGTCATTTCTGTGCCAATCGTCAGCGGACGAATATGTCGAAAAGCGCACGTCCGGCCGGCTGGGGCGGAAAGTGAAGCCGCAGACCGTGACGAAGGAGCTGTCTTATCTGGTGGCGGCGGTGCGGTTCGCGGCCTCGCCGAAGGGCGGCAAACTGATCGACCCGTCCTTCGTGCAGAAGATCGAATTGCCCGAACAGGGCGACCCGCGCGATCGCTGGTTGAACAAGGCCGAGATCCAGAAGCTGCTGGACGCCGCTGCGCGGCTTCGCAGAGGCCCGCGGCTGTCGCGTGGCGAACGCTTCATCTGGCTGGCGCTGGAGACGGCCGGGCGTGCGCAGGCCCTGCTGGAACTGACGTGGGACCGCGTCGACTTCGAGACGAACGTGATCCATCTCGACGTGCCTGGCCGGAAGCGGACGAAGAAGGGGAGGGCCACCGTGCCGATCTCGAAGGCGCTGCGCCCGATCCTGGAGCGCGCGTATCGGGAGCGCGTCAACAACTTCGTGCTGGAGCATCAGGGCAGCGTCTGGTCGTCGGTCCAATACATCGTCATGGAGGCCGGCCTGGCGCCGAAGCAGAAGGTGAAGACCAGTCAGAAGCCGAAGGCGACGGGGATCAGCCCTCACGTCCTAAGACATACTGCCGCAACGCACATGGCCCGCCGCGGTGTGCCAATATTTTTGATCGCGAAGGTCTTGGGGAACAGCGTTCGGATGGTAGAGAAAGTGTACGCAAAATTCGCGCCTGATGACCTGCGCAATGCGGTAGAATTGATCTCAAACGGCCAACTGGAGGCCGCGGAATGATGGTAGCAAACGTGGTAGCCGCTACCAAAATGAGAGCGTTTCGGCGGATTACAAACGTGACAATGAACAGATGTGAGCCGCTGGAGCCGTTTCGCCGCAAGGCGTCCCGGCTAAGTTACTGAAATGACAGAAGTGACAAAAACCGCAAAACTCCCTTGGTAAGGGAGAGGTCGAGAGTTCAATCCTCTCTCGCAGCACCAGATCAAACCCTTGCATTTCAAGGCTTCAAGACGTATCCGATACATACGTTACACTTTGAAAATTTGGGGCTTGGTAGCATGCTTGCTAGTCAGAAGATTCGACGCATCCGCGAGAAGCGGCGCATGGAGGCCGAGATCAGAGCCAGTCGCCGTCAGGTATTCGTTGTCGAAAGATTTCGCGCGGAGCGTGACCGGCGCTTCCCGAAAGGGCCTTACAAACTCTCTGACGCTACGCGCGAGTTCATGCTCGAAATGCAGATGTACAGTTGCGCTATCTGCGAAAGGCCGTTCAAAGGCAAGGTCCGGGCCTGCACGGATCACTGCCACAGTTCCGGTAAGGTGCGGGCGTTTCTGTGCAGCAACTGCAACACCGGCCTCGGTATGTACAAGGACCGTCCCGAGTTGCTACGCCGCGCAGCGGACTACCTGGAGACGCATCGCGCGTTTCACGAGAACGACCGAAGTTGACCGAAGCGCCCCTGTAGGCGATGCTGCCGGGAAACGGAGACGCGCAGCATGGAAAGAACGCCTTTGGACCGCTTCCTCGCTTTCGCCGAGATCATCACCGACGCCATCACGGTCTTCGCGGTCATCGCCGGGCTGGTGATGGCCTTCCAGTGGCTGGCGTCCTAGACCGGGTACTGCGCGAATAGCGCGGCCAGCCTCGCCTGGCGGGCCTGCTCTTCTTCCTCCTGCGCGCGACGACGCTGCGCGTAGTGGTCGATGATGCTGGCGAACGACGCGGGAGCCTGCGGGGCGACGAGATCGCCGAACACCGAAGCAGCCGCAGACGGGGCCACCGGGGCCGACGCCACGGGACGGTCAGCCACAGGGACGCCGGGGCCGAGCGCCGACGCGGGCGAACCGGCAGGCTGCGGAGCGGTCGCTGCGACCACCACGCGCGGCGTTGGAGCGCCTTCGTAAGCCGCGCGCAGCCAATCCGGCGCGTTCGCTCCGCGCCCGCCAGCGCCCCATACGCCGGGCGAACCGAAGCCGACGTGCATCGAACCGGGCTGCATGTAGCCGGGGCCGGCGCCGAAGCCGGTCACGCCGGCCGCGCGGGCGCGCTGCACGATGTCGGCGAAGAGCGGCCGATGCTCCGGGTTCGCCCAATCCAGCCGTTCGCTGCCGCGGCGGAAGAACACATCCGCGGCGTTGCCGTGGTCGTGTCGGGTCGAACCGACGCGGCGGCCGCCGCTGCCCTTCGCCGGCTGCCCGCCGGAAAAGACTTCCATCGACAGGCCAAGCTCGGGCAGGAAGCTGAACGCCTCGATCAGCCGCGAGTTAAGCGGCAGACTGCGCGTCGCGCCCTGGTTCGCGTAGCGGATCCAATCAGTGGCCACCGATCGCCTCCATCAGTTCGTCGGGGTCTTCCGTGCGCGATTGCGGCCGGATCGCCCGCATCAGCGGATTGTCGTCTTCGTCGTCCTCGTCGGCGCGCAGATACTCCGTGCCGGCGATCAGCCGGTTCAGCTTCGCGTTCCAGCCCTGCGGCTCGACTTCGCGAACGGGCGTCTCCATGATGTGCATGAACAGTTCCGGGTCGAACCACATGCGCTCGATCAGCTTGCCCGTCTTGCTCTCCAGCGTCATTTCCTTCAGGCCGGGAACCATGTTCGCCGCCACGCGGATACGCTTCATAATCATGCCGGTCGCGATGGCGTTGCCGGTGTAGGCCAGCAAGCCCGCTTCCAGCGCGTTCGTGAGCTGCTGGTTCGTGGCGGTCGGCGAGCCGACGGTCGAGCGCCGCGACAGGTTGCCCAGCGGCTCCAGTATCTCGTGGGCGCGCTTGGCGGCGGCCATCTCGTCGGGTGTGAAGATTTGCGCCAGGTCGCCTTCGTGCTGCTTCCAGACGCGCTGGAGCTTCGCCACCGAGACAGGGCCGTCGTCGGAACGCGAGAGCGCGGTGTTCGTGTTCGTCACCTTGTCGACCAGCACGTCCGCGACGGCGGCCTTCCAGCCGCGCTGCGCGTCCGGGTTGTTCTTCAGCGCCTCGCTGACTTCGCGCAGCATTCCTTCGGTGCCGTATTCGGTGCCGCTAAGAACGCGCTTCGCCACGTTACGCGGGTCGGTCTCGGCGAGCTTGGCGACGGCCTCGCTGTCGCGGAAGACGTCGAGCGGGCGCGACCCCTGGCGGTACTCGTCGAGGTACTGGCCGAACTCCGGGGCGACGGCGTTGATCTGCGCGTCGAGCGCGTCGCGGACCTGCGTCAGTTCCTTCTTCGCCCACTGGCCGGTCGGCGTGTCGCTGCGGCCCTCGATGATGTCATTGATCGCCTTGCGCGTCTCGTACAGCCCCGACACGGACGTATCGAGGTCTTCGGAGCCGGCGCGGTTCAGCATCCGGCGGGCCTCACGAAGTGAGTTGACGACTGCCGGACGCTTGGCTTCCGCCAGCATCCCGTCAATCAGATCGGCCACCGGCTGCGGATCCACGGTCACGCCGGACTGTTCGGCCTGGCGCAGCAGCGGCAGGGCCGCCGCATCGCGATCGGCCGCCAGCTGCGTCGGCCGTTGCTGGATCTCCTGACGAACGAGGCTCTGGTCGGCTCCTGGATCGCGTAGACCGGAAATGCGCTGCTGCGCGCTGTCCAGCAGAAGCTGGTCCGCTTCCTCGAACTGGACCGGGTTGCGAACGCGGCTACCGCGCTCCAGCGCGACCAGGCCGATGTCGTCGCTGGCTAGGCCCGCCGTCGGCATGGCGCTGCCGTCGCGGCGGGCCGCGTCGAAACGCTCGCTCGCGCGCTGCCGCGCGGCTTCCGGGTCAGTGGCCTGTTCCTCCATGAAGTTGCGGGTGTGCTGGATTTCGCGCTTCGTCGGCGGGGCTTCGCCACCCGGACCGTAAGGCAGATCGGCCGAGCGATAGCCGTCGACACGTTGCGCCGTGCGCCGAACCATGCCGGGCGCGTCGACCATAGCCGCGCCTCCGATGCCACCCCCAATGGCTGCCAGAAACTCGGCCATCGGACTGTCAGGGAAGTTCTCTCGCGCGAAGTTGATGCCCGCGCCGGTGCCGGCACCGGCCACCGTGTCGGTGATGACGGGCTTCGCGCCGCGGCCCACATACGGCCGCAGGAAGGCGTCGCCGGGGCGCATGTTGTGGCCCTGCATCGTGCCGGTCGGGAAACGCTTCGCCGCGGCGCTCGACAAGCCCGCGCCAAGCGCTGCGCTTTCCATGGCGAACTGCGCGACGTCGCCGATCAGCCGCTCGTGCGGGGCCATGTCCTCGCGCTCGATCGGCGGCAGGCCGATGGCCTCCATGATGTTGCCGGCGCTCTCCGTCAGATGCTCGTAGCCCATCGGCATCTGGCCGACGCGCGGCAGTGATACCGGCTCGTCGCGGAACAGGTTTATGCCGCCTTCGGTCAGGCCCAGCCCGACGTCGACGAGGCCGCCGGCCAGATCGAACGGAGCGCCGGCAATCGACGCACCGGCCCGCCCCAGCGTCTGCGCGGCCAACTGCGTCGAGCGGCCCAGCTTCTGCGCCAGCGACGGTTCTTCGGCGGGCGCTGTTTCGGCAGCAGGCGCGGCGCCGCCCTCCAGGATCGCCGCCACTTCCTCGTCGGTGGCATCGTCGGGAACGATGATGCGACGGCCCTCGAACTCGATGATGCGGCTCATTGCGTCACGCGGCGCAGCCGCCCGTCAGGCCCGCGCTCCCATCGCTCTTCCGCGGCCGGTGCCGCCGGTGCCGCCGGTGCCGCCGGTGCGGCTTCGGGCGCCGGGACGCCCGGTCCCGCGCGCAGATTGCCGCCCAGCGCGTTCTGATCGACCGTTCGCATCGCATTGAGAATGCGCTCCATCTGGTCGAGCTTCGCCTTGAACCGCTCGGGCGTCGCCGTCCACTCGCGCGGGTCGCCGACGACGCCCTTGAACATCTGCACGTCCCTGTCGGACACGTCGCGGCCGGACTGGCCGGCAAGCGCGGCGGCGGCCTGGTAGACCAGCAGATCGGACGTCGTCTGCAACGCGGCCAGGTTCGGGTCGAACACGCCGGGCAGCAGCCGCGGGTCGATGCCGTTGCGCACCAGATCGACCTGCGCGCTTTGCAGCGCTTCTTCCGCACTTCTGAAGCCGAGCGCGCTGGAAACGCCGTTCGCCATCGCAGCGACGTCCTGCAACGTGCCCTTCACGAAGCCGGGGATGCCGAAGTTCGTCGGGTCGTCGGCCAGTTCCCTTGTCAGGCCGAGAAGGTTCTGGAACTTCTGCGCCGCGATCTCGCCCTGCTCCACACGACCGCGCGTAGCCGTCGTGAGGCCGGTCTGTTCGGGCGTGCCCTGTGTCGAGACGGGCATCGTGCCCTGCGGCAGGGTTTCGCCCGTAGCGGCGTCGGTGAGGCCGTCTAGCGTTGTGCCGCGTCGGCCGTCGGGTGTCATGTAGCCGCGCGGCGTGCCGCCGGTCTGAACCGGCCGTTCCCCGATCGCATCCAGCCGCGTCGCGATGCGCGGGCCTTCCGGAGTGACGATGCTCTCGACCGGCGTGTTGCCGAAGGCGATGGCTTCCTGCAAGTCCGGATCGAGACCCTGGATGATGCCGCCCCTGACTTCGGTCTCGGACAAGGGCTTAGGAGCGCCGGCGATCGCGTCCAGCCCCGGCAGACCAAGAACCTCCATAATGTCGGCCGGAACTTCCGGGCGCACCTGACCTGGGTTTAGCGGGCCGAACAGCGAACCGATGGCCGAACGCTGATTGTCGAGCGCATTGTTTCGGATCGAGACGTCCGCGTTGATGTCCTGCCCGCGTCGGGCCGTGGCGTCCGTGATACCCAGCCGCTCCAGGGCCGCCGCTTCCTGCATCCGGCGCTCTTCCAGCGCGCGGACGTTGTCCGCGGCGTTGTTCGCCCGCGACGTCGCGGCCTGCGTGTCGTAGCCATAGCGCTGCGTCGCGTTGCCCTGGTCGACCGCGTAGTAGCTCTGGTTCGGCGCGTAGAGGTTCGCGCCGACGCCCATGCGATCGAAACGCTCCCGGTCGAAGTTCGGATCGGTCGCGTAGTCGAAGACCATGCCGCGCCGGTTCATGTCGGCAATGCGCGCGTCGGCCTGCGCGCGAGCGGCGAGGTCACTGCCGCTCATCTGAACCGGCTGGAACAACTTCAGCAGATTGTCGTGCGCGGTTTTGAAGTAGGGGTTGTTGAAAACTGGCATCGCACGGCCTCAATAAAGCCCGCCGCCCGCGTACTTAAGCGTCGGCGGCGGCGGGAAGTAATTCGGCCCCGGCTTCGTCTTGCTGAGACCGGAGTTAAGGGCCAGCGAGCCGCCCATTCCGAGAAGATCGCCGAACAGCCGCGCGCCGGCGCCGGCCTCGTTCGCCGCTTCCAGTTCCAGCGGCACGATGCCGGACGATCCGCGCTTGAAGGCGTTGATCTGGCCGATGTTGCTGGCGTCGCGCGCCTGCTGCCGGCCGATGCCGCCCAGCAGGTCGCCGAAAGCGCGCAACTGGCCGAGCGCCCGTCCCTGCTGGTCGGTGAACGCCTTCGCCAGATTGCTCTGCTTGGCTTCCTCGCGCACGGTGATGTCGGAACCGGAGGTCGGCAGCATCTGCTGCACGGCCTGTTCGTTGGCGTCCGCAGCGGCGGCCTCGTTCTCCGTGAAGTAGTCGGCCAGCTTCGAGCCGCGCTCTTCCTGCTGGCCCTCGAAGTCATGGTAGCGCTCGCGCGAGACCTGATTGAGCGCTTCGTTCTCCTGATCGAGATTGCGCTGGCGGATGCGCTCCGCGCCCAGCGCGTCTTCGCGCGCCTGCCTGCGCTGGTTCTCGCCGATCATGTTGGCGACGGTCGAACCGGCCGTCAAAACCAGGCCGGCTATGGTCGTTGGATCGCACATCGCTCTACCTCACCGTCACGCGACCGGAGCCGCCGAACAGCCCCGTATCGTAGCGCGGCCGGTACATGCCGCCCGATGCCGCGGCAGCGCGTTCCTGCGCGGCCTGGATGCCGAGCGCCCCGGTGAAATCCGCGAACAACTGCCCGAGCGGGCTGTAAGCCTGCGGCTGCGTCAGCACCGTCGCGCGGGACAAGGCCGAATTGACGGCGCCCTGCGTGTCGCCGGTGGCGTTCAACATCCCGACCAGGTCGGCCCGCGCGTTCTCGACGCCCGTGCGCGCCTGGCTCTCGTGGGCCAGCGCCTGGTCGCGGATCTGCTGTTCGTTCAGGTCGAACAGGCGTTGAAGCTCGCCCGTCTTTTGCGCTCGCACCGAGCCGCCCAGCTGGCCGGTACGGTCGAGCGCGAAGGTCAGATCCCTTGCGGCATCGTCGCGCTGCTGCTGAAGCTGCGGCAGAGCATAGTTCGTGTAGCTGTCGCGCTGCTTGCGGAAGAAATCGTCGTTGAACCGGCTGAATATGCTGTCGATCTGGTTCGTGCCCTGTCGAATACGACCCTGGCGCGCGGCCTCTTCCTCGCGGGCGCGGGCCGCTTCGTTGTTACCGCCGCCGCCGAATAGAAAGCTCATCAGCCGCTCCTGAATTTCGCCATGCTGACACCGACGGGGCTGTAGCCGAACTTCGCGTAGAGCGAGGCTGTGCGTCGGGTGTGGATGGAGTTGGCGTTACCCCCGATCGACATGACGGCGCCGATATTTTCCGACCATCTGTCGAACTCGGAAAGGAGTTCTGAGGCTGCCCGAGTTCCCCGTTTTTCCGGCGTTACAAAAATTACATCGGTATGCGTCAAAAGTCCAGACATGGTTAGAAAGCCCTGTATCGAGCAAACCAGCACGCCGACGACGCCGCTCCGGTCCTCCGCGACGAACACTGTCGGGTTTGCGGTAGCCAGATACCTGTCGAAGCTTTCGTCGAAGGCCGCCGCCTCGAAGCGAACCGGCACGGCCGGCGGAAGCTCGTCGACGTAGCGCTGCGCCAGCCGCGCCACGTCGGCCCGATCTTCAGGCGTTGCCAGTCGTACCTGCATCTCTGGTCCAGGAAAATTGATAGAAGGTCTCGCCGTTCTTTCCGTAACCCAGCATCGGCCCGGTCTCGCGCTCCAGCCCGAGCAACCGGATCCAGCGATGCGCCGCGGTGTGGCCGTCGATCGAGATGCACTCGATCCGGTGGATGCCTTCTTCGCGGTATTGCGGGAACAGGGTGCCGCGGATGAAGCGGGTAAGCGGGATGGCGATTTCGTTCAGCGCTTCGGTGGCGAAGAACATCAGCGTCACGACGTTCGGACGGCCTTCGACCATGGCGCCGATCGCGACCGGCTCGTCGCCGCTGTACGCGCAGATGCCGCCCGGATGCTCGCCGTAAATCTTCGTCATCAGTTCGGCCAGTTGCCGGCGGTCGCGCGCATACGACACGGCGCTGAACTCGCGAAAATCGCTCTCGCGCATCCGCTCGGCCACATACCGGACGTTCTCCGGCGTCGCCGCTTCAAGCCGCATCCTGCCCGCTGTCATCGTCATCGAAGTGAACCACCATGGAGCCGAGCCGGTGCGGGCCGGTGCCCCGCGACTTGAATGTGAACGAGAAGTGCGTCGCGGAACCGGCTATCGGCACGCGCTGCTGCATGAACGTGCTGTCTTGGAGGATGCCTACGCGGTCCTCCGCGTCGGGGTTGTTCACGTCCAGGGACACATAGACGTCCCATTCGCCTTCGGCCGCGATGTCGATGCTGGTCAGGCGCTTCCACTGCGTCGGCCTGTCAGCATCGAGGAAAGGTGTGCGGACGATACACTCCACGTCGTCGTAGGTGCGCTCCGCGCCCGTTCCGCCATAGCAGTAGATGTCGTCGCCGAACCGGAGATAGACCCTGCGGTTGAAAACGACCGCGGCGTCTATGTCGTCCGGCAGATTGTAGATCGACCATGCGCTGACCGTTCGCTCCGCTCGGAAGTAGGAAAGGACGTAGACGGTCGACCCGAGGATCATCCAGAACCGGCCGTCGCGGGGTTCGATCAGGCCCGTGATGCGCTGGCGCTCGGACGGGCCGAGTTGAGTGAGATGTTGCGTGACCAGGTTGTCGATCGGCACGCCGATGTCGGACGTGGCCGCCGCGTTGGAAGCGTCGCGGGCGCGCAGCGAGCGGATGCCGCTCTCGTTCAGGTAGAAGATGTCGCTGTCACCGAACTGCGTGACCGAGTTCGGGGCCGGCGTGCCTGTGTTGTTCAGGATCTGGACGACCGTGTTCAGCGCCGGGTCCGGGTCGGAGAACCAGATTTGCACGTTCGTCTCGGCGAAGATCGCCAGTTGCTGCTGGTATCGCTCGATCGCCATGAGTTGCTCGGCGCCGGAAGACTGCGTCGACAGGTCTACGAAGCCCGCGCCGACATTGTCGGTCGTCCAGCCGGTCGGCTCGCGGATGCCGGAAAAATGCCAGTTCGGCCCGGAGAGCGACTGCATCTTCGAGCCGATCGTCTTGACGAAGGTTCCCGGGGTGAAGCCGTCTTCTGTGTCGGCGCCGCCGGAAAGCACCAGGCTTTCATCCGGGTCGACCACGAAGTCGTTCGCCAGTTCGAACGTCACGGCCAGATCGTTCGGCCCCGTGCCGGCGGTCGACGCCACGATGACGACCGTGTCGCCGACGGCGATGGCCGTGTATTCGGGCGTGGAGACGCTGCTGGTGATCTCGTCGGCGATGGCTTCCGCCGTCGTCGAGTTGTCCGTGTCGTAGTCGACCGGGTTCGACATGATCGACACGCCGTCGACGCGGATCGTATCGACGCGCGACGTGATCGCGTCCGCGCCGTCCGCGAAGTTCGTTTCGTCGGCAACCGTGGCGTCGCCGCCGGGCGTGACCACCAGCACGCGACCGTTCGCGGCTGCGCCGGCAACGGCTGCTGTAATCGTCACTTCATCGCCATCGGCGGCCGCCGTGTAGTCGGGCGACGACGTATGCGAGTTGATCGCGGTGGCGACGGCTGCGGCGGTCGTTGCGTCGTCACCGGTGTGCGCCACTGCGGACGCCATCAGGTTCACGCCGTCGGCCGTGACCGACGTGATCTCGTTGCCGCTGCCCAGCGTGCCACCGGTGACGCGGAAAGAGGCCGTCGCCGCGACGGCGGGCGTCGTGCCGCCCGACACAACCGAGAATGCGGCCCTTGCACGACCGTCGAACCAGTCTTCGACGCGCGCGCCGTCATAGAAGTGGTGGATCGAGCCGTCCGCGAAGACGCCGACAACGTAAATCTTGCCGGCGTACAAGTCCCAGGACGGCACGTCGACGAGGTCTTCGCCGTCGGGATGCTGGATGCGCTGGTAGGCGACGCCGGACGGCATTGCCGGTTCCGCGGCGCTGCCGAACACGACCAGTTGCGAACGGGTGGCGGCAAGGCCGAACGTATTGGCGGGCAGTTCGTGCGTCTCGACGAAGGCGGCGCGGCTCTCGAACTCGCCGCCGGCGGTAATGTGGCCGTCGTCAGCGCGGATCAGCACGCCGCCGGGCGTGGTTTCCGGCATCCGGCGGGCATCCAGACCCCCAAGAAATTCTCTGACCCACACTACGCCCATGGCGCTACCCCGCCGGGCGACGATATTGCGAAATGACGATGCGGCGCGGGGCCAGCGGTTCGCCGATGCCGAACATGCGGAACTGCTTGCGCGGCGTCAGGTGGCCGCGCAGCCGTGCATAGAGCGCATTGGCCTGGTCCAACTTCAGCTGCGCGTCCTTCGCACCGGACGAAGCCAGCATCTCGGCCGCCGCGTAGAGAACCAGAAGCCGGTCGTCGAGATCGGCGCGATCGCCTTCGTCGACAAGCTGGTTCAGGTTGCGGATGCCGGTGAATTTCAGATAGCCTTCGCGCGTGTCATCATCGGCGTTCGTGTCGGAGATCGGCCAGATTTCGACCGTTTCGTCCTCGTAGACCTGCCAGCGGCGCGGCGGCCACGACCGCTGATCGAGATCGCTGTTCCAAGCCGTGTAGTCTTCCGGGTCGATGCCCGGCGCGACGAGACGCCATGCGCCGTCCGTGTAGATTTCGACCTTCTCGATGCGGTCGACGCGCATGTCTTCCGGCGGCTCGTAGTAGCGCTGGCCTGCCTGGATCGGCTGCTGGCGCTCCACGCGCAGATGCGGCCATGCGAAGTCTTCCCATAGCCGGTCCTGCACGCGCTGAAGCAGATGCACCTGTGTCGGGCGCTGATTGAGGTTGTGCGCCGGGTTCAGGGACAGGCGCGCTTCGGCCCGCAAGTCGTCCAGCAGCTTGACCAGTGTCGTCTTGCGGGCCATTGCGTTGCGCCCTTACGCGAAGACTTCGTCTTCGGGCTTGTCGTCGCCGTCGGCGGAACGAAGTGCAGCCAGAATTTCGGCCTTCTTGGCGCTGGCGTCGACCTTGACGCCACGCTTCTCGGCCTCGTCCAGCAGATCGGCCTTCGTCATGCTGTCGAGCGGGTCGTTGCCGACTTCCTTCTCACCACCATCGGCCGAGACGCGGGTCTTGGCCTTGAAGAACTCGCTCGGGATTTCGAGATCGTCGATGCTCGGGATCGCCTGCGCGGCGGCGCCGGGGAACAGCGCCTGTACCGGCGAGACTTCACCTGCTTCGGACTGAATGCGAACGCGGCCGTAAAGCTCGTTCAGCCGACGGATTTCCTCGCGGCTGGTGCGCTTCGTTTCCGGGTCGACCGGCTCCACGTCGAAGACGCTGTCGGCGCCGTGGATGAGCCGCAGGACTGCGATCTCGGACGCCGAAACGGCGGTCTTCGGAACGGTCGTTCCGCGGTCGCCGCCAAGGGCAAGCATGATGTTTGCGTACTGCATAGTCGTCTCCGTGGAAGTGGGCGGGGCCGAAACCCCGCCGTTTGTCGATTACGAGAGCGCCACCGATCCGGTGTTTTCGATGATCTGGCCGCGGCCGGTATCGTCGAACAGCACGACCAGCGCTTCGCCCGGAGCGTCCAGCGTTGCGACATTGTCCGAGCCGTTGAACGTGCCCGCAGTCAGGGTCAGCGTGTGTGCCTCTGTCCCACCCCCGCTGGTGTTGCGGACGATGAACAAACCGGCATGGTCGGAGGCGTCGGCAATGGTGGCCGCGATGACGGTATCGTCGTGATCCAGTTCCAGAATACGCACGCCGGCCGTGACCGCGCCGGTTGCCGTCAGTGTCTGGATCGGCTGAGAAACGTCGAACGTCTCGACGATGTCGACACGGTCTTCCAGCGACGACAACGAACCGGGGTCGGGCCAGTTGTAGCTGCCGTTGTAGCCGGTCTTGCCGAAGCTCGCGGTCAGTTCGGCGCCGGCGGGCCAAGTGACCCCGCTCTTGTTGGTGAGCGTGACAACCGACGTGTCGAACACAACGGTAAACCCGTCGGCGCCCTGTTCCCAGGTGCCGCCGGCGCCGTCGTCGATCGAGACGACGCCGCCGGTGGAGCCGGTAAGCGCAGCCTGGTTCGTACCCGTCGGGTACGCGACGTTGACAGTGGCGTCGTCGGCGACGTCCGACGCGAGAGTGTGAGTAACTTTTCCGAGAGCGCCCATGGCTCTAACTCCTTGTTGGATTGCCGAAAGAGCGGGGCGACCGAAGCCGCCCCGGCACTCGATCAGTTGATCTCGTAAACGCCGGACGTGTTGAGCTGACGCGCGACCATGACGGCGGTCGTGGAGATGCCGTTGTACATGACCATGCGGTCATACGGACGGGCGGGGTTGTGCTTCTTGTACTTGTTGCCGTCCATGTACATCAGGCGCAGACCGCGCGGCCCCAGGTCGAGCGCGTAGCAGAACTTGCTCTTGCCGAGATCGTCCAGCGTCGGATCCCAAACCAGCGGGAGACCGGCGTGCTGCGGGTCAGGCATGGAACCGTCGGGGCGCGGCCCGCTGGCCCAGCCAACCTGCGAGTACTGGCCGTTGGCGCGAAGTTCGGCCTTGTAGGCGTCGATGAAGTCCGAGCCGCAGAAGTAGTGAACACGGGTCTGGCCGTTCGCGTACTTCGAACGCTTGCGGGCGGCCTTGTCCATGTAGGTGATGAGCGCGCCGCCGTTATCCTTGGACGACGTGATCTTGTTGTCGCCGGTGCTGGCCGAGTTCGCCGCAGCGGTCGCCGCGTCGTTCTGCCACCACGAGTTCGCTACGCGGTTGATGCCGCCGGTCAAACCGAGCGCCGGGTTCTCCAGGATGAACGCCTGGATGCCGGCGAGCGCCTTGGCGTCGGACGAACCGTCACCGTGGATCAGGCGATCCAGCGAGAAGGTGTAGTCCGCGCCCAGCTTCTCGTTCTTCTCGTCGAAGATGTTGGCGAGCGCCTGGGCCTCGCGGCTGCTCATTTCGCGCGTGCGCTGGCTGGAGCCGTTCTCGACGACGTCGACGCCGTCGTACTTCAGTTCGGTCATGGTGACGACCATGCCGATGTAGTGCTCCTTCCAGGGCATACGGAAGCGAACCGAGCCGGTCGGGTTGTAGTGGCTCAGCTGATCGTCGCCGGTGTAGCCCTGAAGGCCGCCGCCGCCGCCGT